TACCTAATGTATTTGATAAAAATGTTAATGGGTCTTCTGAATGCGCGTTCTTTTTTCCGGCATATCTTAATAGGTTGGGTAGATATGATAAGTCTGGTAATTCGGATGTGATTGGCGCGTTAATAGAAATTGTAAAAAGAAGGGTTTATATAAAATATAATTCTACCGATTCAAATACTTTGGTACAGCATAAGGCAGAGATGAGTATAGTACCACAAGAGTCTATAATGAGACGTGAAGGTAGTATATTTCCCGTTGCGGATCTTAAAGATCACCTTGCCAATATAATGCCTAACATGGCTAAGTTTGTCGGGGCGCACTATCTGGGACATCTAAAGATTAGTGTTGGCGGTGAGATATCTTGGGATAAACAAGAGCTACACCCGGTACTTAGGAATTATCCCTTGAAGGACGAATTAGATAAGTATGGCTCTGTAGAGATTTTTGAAATGCCTAAAAAACTGAATTCATCAGGTACTATTCCTCATTGGAGATATATAGCAGGGATAGACCCCATAGATTCTGATGAGGGCACTTACACGAACTCGTTAGGATCGATTTTCATATTCGACACTTGGACGGATAGAATAGTAGCAGAGTATACCGGGAGACCAAAACTTGCATCAGAATTCTACGAGACATGCGTGAGACTGCTTAGGTTTTATAATGCAATAGCAAATTATGAAAACAACTTGAAGGGATTGTTTCAATATTTTGACACGACACGAAACCTTCAGTATTTATGCGATACTCCACAGATTCTAAGGGATATGGAGTATACTAAGGGGCCCGCGTTTGGTAATCGCGCCAAGGGAACAAATGCCAATAAAGCTATTAACGCCTGGGGTAGAAAGCTTCAAGCAGACTGGTTAATATCACAAGCGTATACTCCTTTCGTGGAGGATGAAGCTGAACTAGATGAGAATGGAAATATTATAGAAGCTCCTATTGTATTGAATTTGCAGAAAGTAAGGTCTTTAGGCTATATAAGAGAATTGATTGCCTGGAACCCAGATGATAACTTCGACCGTGTATCAGCGATGGGGATGCTCATGATACTTAGGGCAGAAAGGGAGAAGTTCGAGCAACATAAATATGAAGATAAGATAAAAACGATAATGGACGATCCTTGGTTTTCAAGGTACAGTGGAATAACAAAAAAACATAAAATACAGAATCCAGCTAAAGATTTTTCAGGTTTACGCTATACCAGGAATAATTTTTTTGAGTTTGGATAGTTTTATTTATTAACTTTACGAAAATTTTTTATAATGGCAACTAGTTTTAATCACACAGGTAAACTATCTTTTCCGTTTCAAAAGCGAAGTCGTGCTCAAAAAACTGAAAAATATTATAAGGATTGCGTGGATGCTGCCGATACTATAGTTGGATTTGATCTCGATAGCGGGATGCGAGCTACAATGGCCGAGAAATTAAGTAATGTAAATCTTATAAATAATATTGTAGATCCAGAGGAAGTAAAAGCTGTTATTAATCCTTATAAAGTAGAAGCTAAATTTGATAATACTTACAGGAATTATCCCCTGCTCAATTCTTACATGGCCGTGTTATTGGGCGAAGAACGAGAAGCAAAATTCAATCCCCTGATAACTATGACTAATCCAGACTTGGTGAATGCTAAGTTGGAGGAAATATCAGCCCTTATGAATCAGTCGATATTGGAAAGAGTTGTAGCCAATAAATTCTCCGAGGAAGAAGCGACTGCTGCCGTGCAGGCACAAGCCAAGTGGATGAAATTTAATTACCGAGATAGACGTGAGCTTATGGCTTCACAGATTGCTCATTATGGATATATAAGTCAGAACATGAAGGAGAAATTCAGCAAGTGTTTTGAAGATTTATTGGTTCAAGGAGAGGAGATAATTTGCACTGAGATACACGGTGGAGAACCTATTCTAAGGAAGATGAATCCACTTAATCTTTTCACGGTTCGTGGAGGAAACTCGTATCGTATAGAGGACTCGGATATAATTATCGAATTATCGTATGTTCCTGTTGGACAATTGATAGATGAATATCATGACGAGCTTAAAGATTCCCAGATTAAGAAATTAGAGGAGGGATATAGCTTTAACACGAGTGCCACGGGTAAGTTATTCACTAGGAATCTTATTAATCAGCCTATTGATATCTCTACTTTTCTAATGCAACAAGGCGGTATTGGCAATGTCATCATGGCCGGTACGAAAGCCACGAGTGCTTTTGGTGGTTCTTTCGATAACTTTGGCAATGCTAGAAAACTGAGAGTTCTTTGGAAGGGCATGAGAAAGATTGGTATCCTTACTTTTATTGATGAGCAGGGAGATATTCAAAAGACTTATGTAGATGAAGATTATCCATTAGATGACGTGGAGGAAGAAAACATCAAGTGGATCTGGATTGGTGAGTGGAATGAAGCCACGAAATTAGCTGACGATATATACGTTCGCATGGGCCCACGTCCAGTACAGTTTAGGTCTATGGATAATCCCAGCAAATGCTATCCCGGTATTGTAGGAAATATATTTAATACCAGCGATGCAAAGTCATTATCTTTTGTAAGTCTCGGTAAGAGTTACCAATTGACTTATAATTTCTTCATGCATAAGCTTTGGGAAGAACTTAAAACTTACAAAGGTAAGTTGGCAAGAGTTTCTACTAGTATGATACCTAGCGACTTCACCATGGATCAATTCCTCTTCTACGTGGATCAGATGAAGATCGTTTTTGAAGATGATTTCAATGAAGGTAAGAAAGGGGCGGCACTTGGTAAACTTGCCGGTACTATGAATCGTGGAAGTGGCAGCTTGGAGATTGGTGATGCGAATGTAATCGAAAATCTTCTAAGCATCTTGACATTCCTTGAAAATAGAGTTGCAGATATCGTGGGTATCACTCCTCAACGTCGTGGAGCTGTAGAAAGTCGTGAGACTGTTGGTGGAGTAGAGAGAAGCGTGAAACAAAGTTCTCTTAATACCGCCAAGTACTTTAGTATACATGATGATTTTAAGAATAGGGCGATAGAAGCTTATATAGAGACAGCAAAGGTTGCCTGGAGAGATCAGAAGTTCAAGAGACAGTTTATTCTTGGAGATGGAAGCCAGGCAGTTCTTGATTTTGATGGTGAGTTATTCAATGAATCCGAATACGGTATTTATTCTACTAACTCTGCTATTGATAAGGATATGATGTCTACTCTTAAGACACTTGTACAGCCCTTCATGCAAAATGGTGGAACATTATCCATGGTTATGGAACTTTATAGAACTCAAGATCCAGCGGCTCTTCAGCGCAAGTTTGAAGCTTTTGAAGAGCAACTACAACAGCAACAGCAAGAAGCAGCTAAACAAGCCGAGGAAACCCAGCGTATGATGCTTGAACAAGAATTAGCTCTTGAGCAGGCCAGGATGGAATTGGATAAGTATAAAGCAGATCTTTCATCTAATACCTCTATAGAAGTGGCTCTTATTAAGGCAGAACAATCCGAGGGTGAATCACAGGTTGAAGAAATCACCGAGAAGGATAGAGAAGATCTCAAGATAAGAAAAGATACTTTAGCTGAAACTGTACGAAAGAATAAAAAGGCTGAAGAATTGAAATTAAAAGAGATCGAGATTAAGAAAAAAGTAGCTAATAAACCAATAATGAAAGCTAAATAATAATATAATTATTGTCAGTTTACGCTATACCAGAAATTTTACATCTTGTAAAAATTTGTTTGGTAAGAATTAATGTAGTATTTTTGAAAATTAATTACAATTATGGCAAAAGGAGTATTTGATCAGAGTATTGAAGACATGCTGGAATTAGATCGTAGTTTAGATATAAACACGATGCTAGAGTCTCTTCCAGCAATAGATTCAGATGATGAGAAGCCAGATGAAGAAAATGATTCTGAACCTGGAGAGGATAAAAAAAGTAAGTCTAGAGTAGATATTAATGATGTCTTTAGTAAATTAGAAAAGGACAGTGGAGAAACAGTAGACGATGTTGGTGATAAAGTTGAGAAGGCCCCTGCCACCAATGATACAACTGTTGAAAAAACTTCTGATGCTCCTTTTACTGTAATCTTTGCTAAGGATTTGGTGCAGCAGGGGCTTATCTCTTCATTTGATGAAGAAGATTTTATCAAGCAGACCAATGAGCTTGGAGAAGCTACAGCACTTAGAAATCTTATTAAGGAAGAGATAGAACAAAATATTGAGGCAGCTAAAGGAGATCTTGAAGCAGGTTATAAAGAATATCTTGCATTAATAGGAAAAGGTGTTCCTGTAGATACGGCAAGTAGTTTGATTGATCTTAAGAATAGGTTTGACGAGATTAAAGAAGAGGATGTAGATAATGAAGAGAATGTAGATTTGCGTAAGAAAATAATAACTGATTATTTTAAGCTTACTACATCCATGTCTGAATCTAAAATCAAAAGATTAGTACAAACTAGTGTTGATCTTGGGGATGATATAGAAGATGCAAAAGAATATCTAGGTATTCTTAAAGCTGCTGTAAAAGATCAAATTAAAGCTGAAGAAGAAGAGGCCGGTAGAATAGCAGCTCTTAAGGCAGATGAGAATAAACGTATTATGGATAGTTTAAAAGATACTATAAATACCATGGATAATGTTATTCCCGGTGTGGGTATTAATAAACAAACTAAAACTAAAATGTATGAATCTCTTACAAAAGAAGTTAGGGATTCGAAAGGACGTGTAACAAATGCTCTTTGGGCTAAAAGGGCTGAAGATCCAATATTTTTTGATTCAAGACTCGCGTATTTGCTTGAGACTGGATTTTTTGAGAAAGGCAAACCTTGGACAAAAGCAAGTACATCTAAAACAACCAAAGAAGTTTCAGAGCTTGAAAGAGTATTGAATTCTAAAAAGAATACGGGATCTTCTGTTGGAAGTCCTCCACTTTTTAATATTGAACAAGAAAAGTCCGCGCGCGATAATATAGAATCTATGCGGGGAATTTTTGGAAAATAAACCGCTTAAAACCAAATAAATATGAATAAAATTTCACCTTTACAAATTGTTGATCCTAAGTATTGGAGCGGGTTAACGAGAGAATCACATCTCGGTTGGTTAGGTATGCAGGAGCCTGAAATTATAAGTAAGACCATGAATCGTCTGTATGAACTTAATGTTGGTACAGATAACTTCGTGTCTTTTGTAAACGGTCTTCCTACAGAGTATATCAATGATGATGTTGTTTATCGTTGGTTCCTTCAGGGATCAGATGAACGTAGTATTCCCCTTATTAAGGCTACTACGGATGCTCTAGGAGCAACCCTTGTAACAGACGCCTCGAAGGCAGGTCTTAGCAGGGGATTCTTCTACATGTGGTTTCCTGAAAGATATTTCGAAGCCACTTCCCATATAGTGGGCGAAAAACCGGAAGTGTATCAACTCAGGGTTGTTGAAGATCCTGTACAGTTTGGTAATACCTGGAGGTGTAGGGTACAGCTCTTTACCGGTGATGACACTCTTTGGGTACCGGCTGCTGATCTGGCTGCTAATACAATGTGGTCTGAACTGTTTGGTATGGTAGAACAAGAACTCTCCAAGAGAGGTACAACTGTTCACCACACTGCCCCGTACCAGATGGAGAATACTCTTTCAATGATTCGTAAGAATTATGAAGTTCCCGGCAATATGATTTCCAAGGGTAAGAACAAACCTCTTGCATTTGCTTTTATAGATCAGGATGGTAAGACTCAAACTCGTTGGATTGATAAACTTGGTTGGGACTTCTACGTTCAGTTTGAAAGGGATAAAGCACGTCTTCTTGGTTATGGAAAATCTAATAAGCTTGCTGATGGTACTTATGGCCATACTGGTGAGAGTGGTAATGTCATTCGCTCTGGTTATGGTCTTTACGAACAGATGGAATATGGAAACTTTATGACTTATAATAAGTTCTCTATTGATATGCTTACAGACTTTGCCATGGATATGTCTTATGGTAAGATCCCCGAAGATAAGAGGGAGTTTATCATATCCACGGGTGAATATGGTGCATACCAGTTCCATAAAGATGCTGTTAGTAAGGCTAGCAAGATAAGTTACCTTAATGCTAACTTTAATATTAGGGCTGAAGGTGGTAAGCTTACCCTTGATGAAGGTCAGTTCCTCAACTATGTCGCGGTTAACGGGATCAAGTTTAAACTTACTATTGACCCGATGAAGGATGGTTATCCTAATACGCTTAGGCATCCTGATGGTGGTCTCGCGAGCTCGAGGATATATGAAATTTTCGATGTTGGTACGACAAATGGAATTTCTAATATCTCCAAGGTTAGTGTTAAAGAAGAAGAAGAATTTTTCGGTTATATACCTGGGTTGAGGGATCCCTTCTCGCCATATAATAAGAGGACAGATCCCAGGATGATGGCAACATCTGTTGATGGTTACTCTGTATTCAAGGGTTTCATCGGTGGAGTTAAGATTACCAATCCAAAGAAAACGGCTCGTATTCTTCCTTCCATGCTTCGTTAAGAATCCTTCCTAGTAGTTAGCGGGGGGTTGAGTTCTTCAACTCCCCAAAACTACTTACTTAACGAAATTTATTATTAATTATTAAAGATTACAGAAAGATGGACGCGATTAGCAAAGAAGAAGCATTTAAAAAAGGTTATTTACAGAATAAGAAAGTTTACTTGAGACCGGTTGTAAGAGGTGGAAAGATGATAACATCACCTCAACACGTTGCTTACTTTCAATACGAAGGTGCTGGAAACTGGTTTCAATTACCTGAAAATCATTTGGGAGTATTAGTAGACCCATTTGATAGTGAAGAAGAAAAACAATTTTTTGAGAAAGAATTGGATCTTGATCTTAATGTCAATAAGAAGAAAGATAATTTTTGGCACACGTTCTTTGTAAAAGTAATAAAGGATTATAACCTCATGCATGAGGGTTATATCTTTAATTTAGCTGACCCACTTGATAACTTGAGATATAGGGTTACAAAACTTCAACCACATGTAGCTCCTAATTGGGAGCAAAGAACCGCGAGACCGGAATATAGGTTTGCTCTCGTTGATGAGGGATATGAAGAAGAGCGTGAACAGAGTGATACAAATAAATTAATTGAGGCCTTTACATATCTTGGAGGCATACAGAACTCTTCTAAAGCGATGAAGGATTTCCTCGGTGTGTATTACATGGAGAAGAATAAGATGGAGCATGTTCCAGAGGATGCAGAAAAAGATTGGCTTAGGAAAGAGATCAGAAAGGTAATAGAAGATGAAGTAGATTTAGCTCTGAAAATAATGAATGACCCCTCTGCCAAGATAAAGAATTTTATCCTGCAAGGAATTAGAGCTGGTGCTATTATAAAGTCTGCTAGAAATAAATATGATATTCCCGGGGAAGGCGTTTCGTATACTTATGCTGAACTCGTGGATTATTTAACAAATGCAGAAGAAATTAAGGCTGATATATATCTAAAGATTGCTGCACAGATAAAAGTTTCTAAGTAATGAATTTTACTGAAATGAGAAGGGAAGCAGAGCTTCTATATGAATCAATCAATAGTAGCGATGCTCCAGGTTTTACAAATAACGAATGGGGTCAGATTCTTACAGTAGCTCAAAGAAAGGTTGTAAGGCGTATATTAGAAGATGGTATAAATAAAGATGCCTTTAATCAACTGGCTATTGAATTCTTGGTAAGAGATGATAATTATACTTTATTTATTATAAACTCTCATTTCAAGAATACCGATGGAACTTGGGCCAGGCAATTAGATACAAGTAGGCCATATGGAAAGGCTTTTAATTCTAATTATTTTTGGATTCTCGATGAATATGCTACAACTGCTAGTAATAATAATGTTCCTCTTATGAAAATCAATTATGATTTTTATAGAAAGAACTTGGAGAATCCTTTTAGAAAGCCTAATCAAGTGGATGGTTTTTGGGTAATACAATACAATAATATACCAGTCTTTATAACTGATGGAACTCAAATAACTGGATATTATGTAGTAGGAGTAGAGCATCCAGATAATTATCCCATAAATGAAACGAACGATTGTTTATTAAATGAAGGCATACATTCAGATATAGTCCAGGAAGCTGTAACCTTGGCAAGAATGTCAGTTGCAGATACTGGAGGATATCAACTATCTATGGCTGAATTTAATAAAGATTAGAATATATTTTTTGTTTAACTTAATACATTAATAAAATGTTTGAAGATTCTAAAACTGAACTGTATGTATGTTCAGTAACCAATGGCGATGCAGCCACGGCTGAGGCTCTCCCGAATAACTCTGGTGGATTCTTTAATTGCACCACTGGTGCTCTCGTGGAAACAGCATTAGCTGATGGTACAGAATATCAATTTATCCATAGGAATGCTAAGGGAGTTCTTAATAAGAGCCCTAAGTTTACTACTGC